CGTCAAAGTCTATCTCAGGCACCTTGGCCTTATCAAGACTCTGAGTCTGTTGCTGTTGGCTTTCTGAGAGGGCGAGAGACATATAGTTGCCACCATCCTTAGACTTCTTCCAACCTGCTAGTTTTAGTTTAGTGTCATCTACTGGCCCTGAGTAGTCGGGTGCTTTTTCGTTGCCTTTCTTATCGTTCTCAAACATAACGCCTAGCTTTTGATACACCTCAATGATCTTCATGCCAGCTTTTGTCTGATCTGCTACAAGTACGATCTTACTATCGTTGCCCTGATTGTTGAGCTTGCCCTGTAGTATCATGCGCTGCGTATCAAATGGTTTGAATGCTGCGCCTGAGTTAGTGTTGTCGTACTCTGCCATGCTTTTGGCTCCTGTATTTACCAGCTATTGCCAGCGGTTTTGCTGCCGCTATCTGCGGCGTACTTATTGCCGTCCATCTTTCCAAGGAAGACGTCAGCGTTAAACCCTAAGTGTGATAGGGCTTTGGTTAGGCCGTCAGTGACAGCCATCTTCGGTGCATCCTCGGCAAGTCTGCCCTTGGCTGCATCAAAGAACTTACGGCACCCAGTGAAGGGGCCAAAGGCATTGACCAACTCACCGTGCCATACCTGTACGTCTGCAACTACAGCCTTGTCACCGTTGGATAGATCAATGAATCTAGTCTGATTAATCCAGCCCCACCCTTTACCAATGGGGCCAAACTCTGCAGTAGCGCAGCGTATTTGATACATAGGATCAATGGCTGTAAATGATCGTGCGCCAAAGCTCACTTGCTTTAGAAACTTGGGGTCTGATTGCTCAACCCTATTCCATATGTCTAGGTTATCCATCTGCTTCTCCATTACGCAGTGTGTTGATACCAATATTGTAGACACACTCTTTGTAGAATGCTTCTACCTCGTCCATATTTTTTATGTCACGAAGGCGTTCAGCTACATACCGTAGATTAACAGCGCCTTCACGCTTTTGATTAAGCGCTGCTTTTGCTTCAAGTCTTGCTCTGGCAGCAGATACCAGTATAGCATCAGTAGCTTCTTGCAGTTTAGCTGCTTTACTTGGACGTCCGCGTTTTCTTTTCTCAACCATGTGCATTCTCCTTGCGTGTTGATATTCTAAGTGATCCGCGCTTGTCTCTGCGTATAGTCAACAAGTCGCAGTACACTTCCCGTTCATTATCTCCCACCATTTGCTTGAGACTTTTCTTGGCTGACTCAAACGATTTGGCATAGGCTTCGTTGCCAATGTAATCATGAGCTATAGATATAAAGTGATTGTCGCCATTGGCATCACGCTTAATCATATCATCTACAGGTATGCTATCTATCTTCATAGTTGCTGGCTGATCGTAGCCAAGTGGTTCTGTATCTGTATCTACATGATGCCAGAACTGTTTGATCGCAGTCATCATAAGGTTAAAGTATGACTCGCTCCATGCAACGTGCGAACACTCCCACTTGTTGTTGCCAAAAAAAGCAGAGAGGAAGCATCCGTCTTTGCCAGATAGCTTCATGTAACACTGCAACTGTGGCATGTAGTATTCAATCAGCGCATCCATAGTGTTGTATGAATTAGTATGCTTGCACTCAACAATAGAACCGCGACACATACCATCAATCGTACCCTTCATAGGTACACCATCAACATTGCGTTCGTACTCATACTGATGATTGTGAACTAGGTAATCATTCATGTCACGCTTGGGCATGTTTTCCTCAAACCACTGCATGTTGAATGACTCAGTGTAACTACCCATGCGTACCGCAAGGTTGTCGTTAAGATCAGGGCTAGGTATCTTGCCCGTCTTGATCTGCCATAGATCATACCAATCTCCCTGCATAATTTTTACACAGTCAGACCCACCTATAAATCCTGTACGTTTCATAACATTCTCCATTGTTATCAAGGCTATTTGTACTGCATATGTGCAGCAACATCAACAGCTATTTTAAATAATTCCTCAAGCACCAGCACCAACTCGCTGCGCCATTGGGATATACTCATGTCTTGCTTTCTGCCACCGTCCCTTTCTATCTGCATTTCTATTAGGTGATTCAGTCTCTCCACTCGCTTCTCTAATATGCCAATCTTTTTTAAACGCGCTGTGCTTAGAGGTAAGCTCTTCAATCGTTGCATCGGCGGTCTTGTCACCTTGCTCCTCCCTTAGTCTAGTCTCATAGGTAAATCTGTATTCATCCAGTTCATCATCTGTAACTGTAGTTGTATTAACCAAGCCGTGTGATAGCCGACCATATAGATAATCAACTGGCACATAGTCTTTAGCTTTGATTCTTTTTTCTATGGCAGTGAATGGATTAAAGTCCCACTCGCTCTTGCCTTCTGTAGCTACAGCACGATTAGTCTCGTCAGCAGCAGACTTGGCAGCAGTGACAAACACTTTGACAGACGGCCAGTTACGCGCTCCATGGATGGCGCGTACCTGTCTGTCTGTTCTCTCTAAAAACAAATCAATCAAACCATCGTTGACATGATTGGGCATAACGCCATTGATGTCTTGCACAATGAACTTCATTTCTTGCAATAGAGTTTCGTTGGTCATGCCTTGCGGTGGTGTGTACCGCTTGAGTGTAGCTTGCAGCCACTTGCCTATGGCTTGTGTTCTATAGTTATAATCAAGTTGTGCCATTGCGTTTGTCCTCCAAGCTAAACACATTATCATCCCACTGTGCATTCAATATGTCATCAAGGCGTGAGTCATTGTTGCTATCAAAGTGGGATAGATCATCTTCCCATCGCTCTGCGTTGAGCCATGTAGCAGGGTGAGGAATGAAACGTATCTCTGTATTGACACTAACTAACTGAAACTTTTGTGCAGCTTCTATAATTACTTCTGCACTTTCTATTTCACACGCTAATGTAAATGCTGCACGCGCTACGCCCTTACCTATTCGTCTTGGGTATGACTGCCAGAATAATTTAAACTCTTCTGAGTCTGGAATCCTTGGCTTTCTTGCCATGTTATTCTCCTTGTATAATTTTCTCAAACTCTTTGCCTGACATGATAACTAAGGTCTGAGGTTTACCCGTTCTTCGTTTATAAAAGGCTATGTCTCTGCCTTCTAAGACAGTGAATGGACTAGGGAAGTTAGACTTATCTCTGTATTTAACTTCACCTACCAACCATCGTTGTCCGTCCAGTGTAAGGTGGATGTCTCCGCTCCATTCTCCACCGAGCGCACCGCTAAGGGGGACTCGCTTGCATTCAACGCCAATTGACTTGAGCCATTCAACGAACCATTTTTCATGGTAAGTCCCTTTGTTTTTATTTTTGTTTGCCACTTGTCCTCCTCATAGCAAGGCATGCACAGAAACCAATGCGTCTTAGGATACTTGCACGACAGTATAGCTACATAATACCTACACTCTTGATCGCAGTGATCGCAGTAAGCTGACTTACCTTTGTTTGATTTGTAACTCACAGTCTAACGCATCAATCCAGCATGATAACATAAAGCCACTAGGTATACGCTTCTGTGTCTCCCACTTTTGCACTAACCCGTCTGAACATCCTATCTTAAAGTCCAAATCATTTTGAGATAGCTTTAAGTCTTTTCGCCTACTAATAAGTTCACCTATTATGTAGTCGTAAGGTTTCATTTTGGTGGGGTAAGTTTACGTTTGTCGTAATTAGGATGTGCGCCCATTAATAACTCTAGCATTCTCCATACTTTCTTAGCTGTACTGTACCTTAACTCTGAACCATTGAGAGTTCTGTAGTATGTAGAGGTAGGTACACCAGCTTTGATGAAGGCTTTAGCTAACGGTACATTAGCTTCCGCAGCTTTCTTAATTAGCATGTCATAATAACTATCCATGCTATCTAGTACTGCGACTATGCAAACTTGGTCAAGTGCTCTTTGATTAATTGCTTTGCTTTTTCTGTCAAAGAATACTCCATTACTCTGCCTGTATTGGAATGAAATACTAAACCTTTTCTGTTAAAGTAAGTGGGATGCATTCGCTGTAGCTTATCTACTGCTGACTGTCTGCTTGTCTTTGATACTTCTGCAAGAGCTTTAGTTGTTATCATCTGCTTGCGTACTTCAAGTATCTTTGCAGCTAACAGTAACTTCATGCGGTGATTCGTAATTGTATTTGCCATTCCGTATCTTTCGTATGAACCTAACGCCATGATCTATAGCGTATCTTCTAAGGGTTGCTTGTTTAGTATCTAAGATACGAGCCGCTACATCCACAGTGTAATGATTACACAATGATTGCAGCAACTCTATCTTCTCTCGCTTGTGCCTTGCTTTAATCTCAGGCCAAGTCTCAAGGTAATTAGCCATCGCCGCCGCACTCTTGGCAGGTTTCATAACGTGTTTCTATGTACCCACCATTGACATAATCAATAACAGGTACATCCTTTTCCGTTACGCCCTTGCCATAGCAAGTACCGCAATAGCTAGGCTTAGGTAATTTTGCATATGCAGTTACCCAATCATCAGTAGGGTATTTCATCGTCTATCTCCCCTGCATGATATTGATTTTCCCAAGCCTTAGTTGCACGTTGAATAAATTTATCTCTATTGAAACGAGGATTGGTTTGTTCCAACTCATCAGCAAAGACATGAAGGTGAGACGGCCAGCTAACTGACCGCCCCAACATATCAGCTACAAACTCAAGCTGCTGTTTGTGTAGTATCATCTTTATCCTCCACATAATGATGTGAAACAGCCGTATCAATTACAGGGAAAAGATTTTTACATTGCTCTGCATATAAAGGAATTTTATGCTCAACAATATTACCTTCATAATCTTTGGTAGTAATCATAAGATTGCGAGAGCTAAAGTTATTGAATAACTTGGTAACTTGAAACTCAATCTTGATTACGCTGTGAATACTTAGTGAATACATGCGCTTTCTCCTTACGCTAGTTCTAGCCATGACTTGTGCTTCATGGCCTTGATGATGGCTGCTTCACGGATACGTCTCGCATTCTCTGGCGACTTGGCTTCGTCCGTGTGTGTAGCCCATGATGTTAGACAGTTATACAAAGCCCACTTGGTATTACCTAACTGCGCTCGTTCATTATCAAAGCCACCCAGTAGATTTTGTAACTGCCTGTCATTAAACTTAGCATGACTTGCCTTGTGTTGTACGTTACATACAGTCTTTTTAAAGAAGGACTCTGCTTGTTCGGTAGTGACAGGTGTACTTCTGTATGCTTCCCATACTCCCTTGCTATTGAGAAACATTTCAAGACCATCAGCTATCTTATGAGCCGAACTATCTACGCTTACGTTAGTTGTATGTTTGGCCCATGTCTTAGCTACAGTGTCGGCAGTAGTGCAGCCATTAAGGCACCACAAACGAAAGCCCTCTGCTGATTGTTGGAATGCCCAGCTACCATCATAACTATTGTATGCTTGGACGCGGTACTGAATGTAATCATTTACTTCTGGATCATCCAACATAATGTCGTTGAACAATACCTCAAGCCGCATCTTAGCGCCATTATCTGCAACGTGTGTCTTAACGCTGTAGTCTGAACTAATGTCAGCCTGTTTGATTGAGTCCATGATTGAGTTGACCGCATCGCTGTGCGTGATTGGTTTGTACTTAGACTTATGAGTGCCAAGCGATTCACCTGTGTCAGTGCGTATTAGGTTACGCATCTTAGGTATCTCATTGCCACGCATGTCTAAGCATGGCTCCATGTCAATCGCAAAGTCCCAGTCTGTAGTGTTCATAGTATCTAACATTTCAATCTCCATTGATTGCATTTAAAATTAAAATGACCCGCTATCACAACAGATCATCACATCACACACACACCCCCTCTCCCCTCACTCTCAGAGAAGGGCCTCACCGCAAGCGCAAAGTGTGATGTTGTGCGCCTACTGTCCTATCGTAACGCTGTATTACCAGAGAAGGATAAACAACGTTACTACTATGATGGCGATACCACCTAGCCAATCGTCCCATTTCGGGTATCTCATCGTCCTATCTCCTTGCCAGATTCGCCGCGCCAGCGGCGAAAAAATTTTGGGGCCACCGATTAAGGCAGCCCCATAAGGTCTTGTTATGTGGTGGGGTTATTTCTTTTTGTCTGGGCTTATCTCGTTTTCCAACCAGTTAATATTCTGTAACCAGATTTCATTTAAACATGTGCTGTCGCTGCCATAGTAAGCGTCAGCAAGT